CCTGATGGCTACTAAAAAATTCTCTTTCGGTTCTCCTGACGTAACTACTTCTAAGAAAAGAGGTGGTGGCCCTTCGATGGGAGCTAGTTCCTTACCTATTGGACAAGGTTTAGATCTAAGGATTCCAAGCCTTCAACCTCAAGCTTCAGGTGCTAGTACTTTTGTCGCTCCTACTGCACCTAGAGCAGCAGGGCCAACAGCAGTTCCACAAGGATCTACTGTTGCCAAGCCAAGTCCTGACCTAGATAACCTTGCAACATCACTTAAAAGTTTAAATACTAATCTTCAAAATTTTACGACTTCTTATCTTTCTTATGAACAACAAGAAAATAAATTAGCAAAAGAAAGAGCAGAAGAAGTTGCTGTCAAGCTTTCTAAGACAAATGGAAACTTGATGGGTGATTACAATAAACTTCTTGAGAAAGCAGATAGAGATAGAAATAGCAAGGTATTATCAGCACAACAAATAACATTAGCCGAGGATAATTACAACTTACTTAAGTCATTAGACCCCAGAGCAGGAGATTATTTAGCAAGATCTTTAGAATACCAAAAGGGATTACAGTTAATAGCTAATGCACCTGATTATATAAACAACTTAAGAGATGAAGATGACAAACCTATTATATTAAAACCATATACAGAAGATGGAACTCCAAGTCCATTAGATATTGCCTTAACTAAATACTATAGCGATGCAGGTGTTGGTACTCCAAGTGTTTTAATTGACTTAAGGCAATCGATGGTCAATCAAAATGCAAATATAAAAAGGACAGTAAGTAAACAATATGCTGATCAACAAGATGGATTTCATAAAGATGCTTTCATTTATGATATTAACAATAAAATAAAAAGTAATTTTTTAACTGAAAGGAAAAACTATGTAAAAGGAACAGATCTTACTGAAGCTTTTGATACCTTATTTATCTCAGGAATGAGCTTCAAAGGTCGTGAAGATATAGAGACTAATTTTAAGACGACATTAACTAATTTAGTTATAGCAAATTCAATAAATAAGGAAGGAAATATAGACCCTGCCTTATTTGATTCAGTTAAAGATTATATAATAGATGAATTAAAAGCAGCCGAAACAGGGCCACTTACTAATGAAAAGAGATCTTTATTAATAAGTGACAAAGGTAAACTAGGCCCATTCTTTATAGCAGAATTAGAAACAGAACTTGGTAATAAATATTATCAGGCGAAAAACAGTCGTGAACTTACAAATAAATTAGCAGCAGTTAACAGTGAACAAAATCTTTTCTACAGCAAATTAGAAAGTTTTAAAGATGCAGATGAGAAAACAGAAGGTATTCAACCGTGGGTCATAAATGTTGGTGGTTTAAAAAATCCTAGAAATGTTAAGTTCTCCCTTAACCCTAAACGATTAACAGAATACGCAACTACCAGAAAACAAGAGATTCTTAATGCACCTGGTGATTACAAAACTCGCAAAGATAAAATAGAAGTACTAGAAGATTTAGTATCCTTACATCTTAAAGGATTAGAAGGAGATCAATATACCGCAGGCCAAGAATTAGAGGATTATATTGGACTCTTTAATGTTTCACCTCAACTAAAACTTGCAAAGGTAAGACACGCTGAAAGATATAATCTTATTTCTAAAGATCAAGCTAATGACTTAACAAGTAGAGTAGATGGTTTAATTAGACTTCAGGAAGCTGAAGTGAAATATGTTATTGATACTGCCTACAATGATCTTGTACAAAATGAATTAAATCAAGCTGCACTAAATGACCTGCTAGGTGTTGCAGGAATAGAAAGCAGGAATCAAGTAACTGGTGATGAGCAAGTCAGGATAGCAGCCCTACTAGATGAAACTGTTCTTGAATCTAGTCGTATATGGGCAGATAAAGAAGACAAACTTAATAAACGCCAGAAACTTGCTGAGATAAGAAAGTTATGGGGTGTTACTAAAGACAAATTTAATAAGATGAATGTAGAGGCTAAAGATAAACTAAATGCTAACAATCCATACATTAAAGAATATGAACGGATACTAGGTAAACAATCCGATGTTCAGAGAACTGAAGGTGGTAAACCAAATTTAAAAGATGGAGAAGTAGAACAAGTTACAATCACAAGATTAGACAACTCTGTATATACAGTACCCGACACTTCTTATTCAGATAATGAAGAATATGAATTAGCTGTTAGTGATGTAGAAGAAGCTGTTTACAACTGGGAAACTCTAAGTGAGTACTATAAAAAATTAGTTGGAGATGGAACAATTAAAGATGGAGATCAGATATTAATGCCCGACCTAGACCTCTTAAGAAAAGATCCTCAAGCTTGGCAACGTGTTAAACCATATACTGCAACCAGTTCTTTCTTAACAGCAGGATTAGAGAAGGCGATTAAAGATAATGCTGGCTATCTTTCACCAGAAATATTAGATCAAATGTATAAAGATATTGACTTATTAATAGATAAATCTGAACAAGCTAATGATCCTGTTTTCCAATCTAATTTACATTGGAACGGATACAGTTCTAATCAACTATCAACACGTGGAAAAGAATATAAATACATTCCTACTTTCTCTGCTGCATTTCAAGAAAATGTAAGTGCTCAAGCAGATGCAAGAGGACTAGCAAAGGAAAGAACAAAGACAGAACTTAATCAGAAATTTAGAGGGATATATAAACCACTCATACATATAGGATGGTTAGACAATGAATTAGAGGCTTCAGAACTCCTTGGTTCTTCTATCTTAAAAAATTATAATAACAAAAGAAAAGAAGAATTATTTACATATTTCGGACAAGGTGTTGATCCAGCAGCACCAGAACCACATGAGATAACTTTAATGGAAATGAGAGGTACATTCTTTGCAGAGACACCTTTTCAGATTGTCGAAAAACTTGGAGAAGGGAGAGGAAAATTAAACGATAGAAATACATTAAGAATAGAGATGACAGAAAAAGCTTTATATGAAAAATATACTTTCTTAGAACAAATAAACGCATTAGATGCACAAGCACCGTGGATTCCTTATGCTCACGATCTAAATATAATTCTTAAAAAAACAGGTACACAACCTATTGATTTCTTGGTTAAACAATATAAAGTTCATACAGGAGATGAGATGCCAGAAAAACTTAAAGAAAGAATTATCAAAAGATTATCTACTCAGAAAATAGAAGGGCATGGCAAAATAGAAAATCCTTTATTTAGAAAAGGACTATTAAATAAAGTTAACAACGACAAAGATCAAGCAATGATTCTTGACAGAGAAGATGAACTATTAATTGCTGGTAACTTACAAGCTGGTATGCTTCCACAAATTAATATAAAAACAGTACCTTCAGGATTAAAACCATTAGCAGAATCAAAATTTGATAGAACTTGGGAACCTAATACACCTTTAAAACAAAGACAAACAGAACTAGGTACTGCTTTATATTCCGCAGGTTTTAAAGATGAAGAAGAACTTACAACAATGATTGCTATTGCGATGTCAGAGACAGGAACACGCAGTATTAGAAATCATCCTGACTTAAATGATACAGACGAAAGCTATGGGCCTCTTCAAATAAATATGTTAGACACAGGTATGACAAAAGATTTAGGTAAATGGCGTGAAGCTAAATGGCCTTGGCTAAAAAACAGAGGTGACTTGTTTGATATTAATTTAAATGCAAAAGCTGCCTATGATATTTATAAGAATGAACCTTGGCTAAATAAAGATTTAGAAGGACTATTTAATGCTTGGGCTTCTTATAAAGATAAACTACATCTTGAACACATGGATGCAGCAAGGAAGATAGCAAAAGAAATTATTGAGCTTCAACCCCAAGAATCCAGTACCATAGATCCATCGTCAGGTTTAGCTTGAAATGGGACTTACATTTGTAACTAGAGAAGATGGTTCTACTGGCTATGAATATTTAGATGAAGATCAAATGAGAGAAAGGGGTAGCAACGCTGCTATCCTCCCTACTCTTCACGGTGACGCACAAGAACAATTAAAAGGAGCAGCAGGTGCATTAAGAGCCGACAAAGATGATAACTTTTTTGTCGGTGCAGGGAAGACAGCACTAAGGATGCCTGTCAACATGATGGCAGGAGCAATACAGGAAACCAGCGACTCTGCTAGATACTTAGGAGAAGCAACAGGATTACTAGAACCAGGTACATCAACTACTCAAGAGGAACCAGACAAACCTGTATTCGGAAATTGGAAACCTGTAAAGGCAAATAATCAAGAAGCTTGGTTAAGTGGTGTAGAAGATTTTGGTACAGGTGTCGGTCAATTTGCACTTGAATGGATTGCTCTTTCTAAAGTTTTAAAGGGTGCTAACTGGGCATTAAAAACTTCAAAAGTACCAGCACTTGTCAAAGCAAGCAAAGGTTTCTCAAAAGTTGCACAAGCAGATAAAGCTGTTTCACAGGCAGTTACTAAAGGTCTAACACCCATCGCTGGTAAAACATTAGCCCGTGGTGGTGGATTCGTTGCTGCTCAAACTGTTAGATCAACAGTAGAACCAAAAGGTCTTGCCATTGATTTCGCTGGCTTTGATCCTTGGGAAGGTAATTTAATTACTATGGCTGCGAATAGTGAAATAGGTGGTTGGTTAAAAGGTTTTCCTGTTGCTAAAGAATTAATTTTTGATCCTGATGACACAGAGACAGAGCGTAGATTTAAACAATTAGCAGAAGGATGGGGTGTTGATTGGGCATTTGGTGGATTATTAAAAGGAGCAGAAGCATCTCTTTCAAAATTCTTTCCTGACCTGTTAGCAGGAGTAACAAAAGCAACTGGATATACTGAACAGTTAGCAGAAGCAACAAGAACTTTCGGTGCAGAGAGTCCAGAAGTTAAAGCAATACAAACGAAAATAGAAAAGCAAGCAGAGCTTTTAGAAAAGAATCCTCTCCTTAAATATTTAGAAGGACAGAGCTACCAAGCACCTGAACTACCACTACCTAAAGCATTAGAACAGGCAGATAAGAATCAACCTCTTTCTTTGTTCCTCAGAACTGCTGCCTTTGAAGATCAGGCTTTCATTGCTATTCATAGATTAGAAGAAGCAATGAATAAGTTTGTCGCTCCAGATAGAGGAGGTAAGCCAAGACAACCTTTAGATACTGTCGGTGATCTAGTTAATTTATTAAATGTTGCAAGAGTTGCGACAGAAGAAGGTGTACAAAAAGCACTTAGAGATGTAAACAATCTACTTTTACCTCCAGATCAAAGACCTGAAAGAGAACTGTTAATAGGAGTACAAGGATGGAGAAAGAAAATGGAAGCAGGGAAACTTGCAACCAATAGACAAGTCACTCAAATGTTGGGAGATCAACCAACAGTACCTTCTACTAAACAAATACCAGAAGGGCCACCGACTCAGAACGTAGTACCTACACCTCCAGCAGCAACAGAGATACCACCAACACCAGGAACAAAAACACCAACTACTCCTCAACAAACTGTTCCTCAACAATACGCAAGTAAAGAATATCGAGATGCTATTGCTCAACTAACAGCAGAATTAGAAGCACTAGGGCCAGCACCAGCTAAACCAGGCAAAGGTAAAAGTTATTATCAAGCACCAGGAGAACTAAAGAAAACACAGACTCCTGCTTATAAGAAATATATGAAGTGGCAGCGAGAAGCAAAACCTACTATAGATAAAATCAACAAACTTATTAAAGCTAATCAAGCAGAAATAAGAGCTAATCAAAAGAAGGTCGATGCTCCTGTCGAAACTAAATTAAATCCTGAAGAATTTCAAACTAAGATTGAAAGTACAAGTTCAAAGAAAAGACCTGACGCTCGTTACCAAGACCCCAAAACTGGAAAGTTCCTTACATGGAATCCTTACGAGGCAGGATGGTTTGATGATGTAAGTGATTTAAGTCGTAGAGGTTATGGTGCTTGGGATGAGACTCTTTCAAAACAGGGTGGTAATAAGCGTGAAATAGAACAAACTCTTGGGTTTATGGATAAGCTTGGAAGAGAAATGTTTCAAGACATAGCACCACAGGTGTTAGCTAATTTACCTAAGAAAGGTAGATACGATTTCCTTAGAAAAGTTGTACTCATCCAGAAAGAAGCTATTAAAAATAATGAGCTTAAAAGAACTGCAATTCACGAACTCTGGCATACACTTTCTCGTTTCATACCAAAAGCAGAACTAAAACAATTAACGAGTGAATTTAATTGGGAGAGAACAAAATATTTAAACAAGATACCAAAACCAGAATTAGAAGCATTTAAGAGAGGAGAGTACACAGAAGCAAATTATAGATATGCAAATATTGACGAATACTTTACAGAAACAATGTTAGATCTATGGATGGCATACGACAAGATGCCAGTTCCACCAAGAGGTAGTTTACAGGCTATTGCTGAAACAGTACGGAATTTCTTTAATCAAATACTTAATAATATCAGAGCAGAATTAGGACTTAATGCTACTCAAAAAATATTTAATAACTTTATTAATCAGAGATATTCAAAAATATATAGAAATAAAAAATTAGAATTTGATTCTATCGGAAAAGATGCACCACAAAGTCCAGATGATTTCATGGCTGACCTACCTGATTTCAGGAAAGACAGAGAAGTAGATGGAGATCCTAATAGACCTGGGGAGACTGGTACTAATTATAAAATTACAGAGCAAATGCTTGATAATTTCAGAGAGAATTTAGAGAAAGTACAAAGGGGTGAGTTAGATCTAGAAGAGGCTTATGGTTATGCAATGCAAGATGTTATTAATATTCAAAGTGCTGGAAAAAATAAAACACTTTATATGCAAAGAGATCAAAATCTTGAATTATATTTAAAAGCTGCTTCCGATCTTTTAGATAGACAAAGTGCAACAGATATGCCTTCTATAAATCTAGACCAAATGAGGTCAGAAGTATTGCGTGATCTAGATATGTTTGGTTTAAGCCTAGATCAAGTTGATAATGCAACCAAGGTCTTCCGATATATTGCTGCCAATAATCCGAAGTATGTAAGAAGTGTTATGGAGTTAAGAATAGCAGTTAATAGATTAGGAAAAATAGCAGGAACTAAAGCAGCAAACGTAATGAACGCAATGAATAATGGAACAATAAATTGGAATAAAGCTGTTAAAGAATTAGAAGTATCAACAGTTGAAGCTCTTCATTATTTCAGAGAATATCAAAAGATAACAAGAATGTTAGCTCAAAATTTTAGAGCTTTACAAGTTAAATTTGGTTCTGAAATTGATGACATTAATCTTATTCAAAAAGGAGAGAAGTTACCTGTTTACAAAGAAAACATAGAACAGAATATTATTGAACGTGGCAAGACAAATGATATTAACTTTGGATCACTTTTTGGAGAAGAGGTAAGAGAAGCAATGGCGACAGGAAAATGGGGGCCAGGTGCTAAATCTCAAGTAAATCAAATAGCAAATAGTATTTCAGATTCTGCTTATAGAAGTGGTGAAGGTATTGGTCACATTGATAAGCAAATCAAAGGGCCACATTATGAAGATGGATTAGACGTTGACCCTTCAAAGCAAGATGAAATAGGTGGTGGAACTCTTAAGTCTAAAAGTAAAATCATGCAGAAAGTTGAACTCTTTGGAAGAAGTACCGCCACTCATAAAGTAAGTGGAATCCTTAGTGCAGGTGGAACGTATGCAGTTCAGTCATCTATTCCCTACGCAAGATTATTAACAGAACCAGCCTTAGATTTATTCAACCAATCCGTTCTAGTTCAGAAGGGATCAAACTTATTGCCTGTAGATATAGATGGAGGTTTACAGAAGTTACCTATGACTGGTATCTGGTATAAACAAATATTCTTAGAACATTGGGGAGCATTAAAACTAGCAGCAAAAGCATTTAGAGATGGACAAACTTATTTCGATGCTTTTAGACACCCAGGTTCATTTGATACTCATACCAATCAAACTGTCGCAGCAGCAGTGAGACAAGCAGAAGGTGGTCAACCTATCAAACTACCTAATAAACGAGGTGCTTTCAATCTTAATGAAGCAGAGGCGATGAGAGCAATGACTGATAATCCAGCAGCGATCAAAGTAGCAGATGCCTATTGGAAATTTGCAACTTTCGATGTTAGAGCACAAGCCGCTATTGAAACATTCCAGAAGGCATTAGCAGGAAATAGTATGTTGTATGCAATAGGAATAGAAGAAGGATATATACAGGCAGCTAAAGAAGGATTAACAGGTAAGGAACAGTGGAGCTTTGCAGCAGAATGGGCTAAAGCAAAAGTTGATTACTTCACCCACGATGCAATAGTTAATGGAAAAACTATTACAGGTGCAATTAACTCTCACCCAACTGCATTGAAGTTTGGTCGGATGCTTACATTTACAGATGATATAAGAGCAAGAATGGAGAACAGATCATTCTCCTTTGGACAAGAACTAGCAAGAGAATCAGGAATAGACCCTAATGATTTCGATGCAATTAACAAGTTTGCATTGGAATATGTAAAAGGTACTGCGGATGTAAAAGGAGCAAAAGGTTTCTTAAATAATAAATTGTCATTCCTAAGAGGAGGCGACAAAAGTATTCCTCTCGCAGGAGAGAAAACACCTGCTTTAACAGGTGTATGGTCATATTTACCTTCTATATGGGCACGACTTCAAAACGAAAAATGGGGTTGGATTGCTACTCACATTCAACCTTTCGTTAGATCACCAGCAGAAATAATGAAGCAAGCAGCAAGAACAATCCCTGGATTAAATCTTACTGTCGATACTTTTTATAGAGATGCTTTTGATGAATCTGCTTTCTTTTCTAATCACTGGAAAGCAGAACTAGCAACAGGTGCAACAGCAATTACTGTGATGATGCAGATACTAGACAATGAAGATGTACAGATCACAGGTGCTGGCCCATTAAATAACGAAAGCAAAAGCTTATGGGAAGCAAGAGGACTAAGGCCAATGTCAATTAGATATAAATTTACAGGTGAAGATGGTGTTCAGAGATGGTCAGAATTTGAGTCATACAGAGCTTATGAACCAGTTGCAACACTTATAAGAACGATAGCTGATTATAGAGAATTAAGCGTATCAATGACACATCAGGAAAGACAGAACGCATCAGCACTTTTAATCTTTAATGTCGCAGGGGAAGTTATGAAAGGGAATCTTCATGCAACTTATTACCAAGGTATTTTAGATTTCTTAGATGGTGTCGTAACTCCAATGACAGGTTCTGCATGGGGTCAAACTGGAGCAGGTTTTGGAAGACCTAAAAGACCAGGAGAAACATCAAGGACACAAAGATGGCTTAATAAAATGATTGTTAGTTCTTTCCCTCATAGTTCAAGAGTTAGAGCATTAACCCAAGCGATTGATCCATACAAACGGACACCTAGCAATGTCAGTGGACAAGTAATTGATGAAGAGATTGGAAGAGGGAAAGAAGGAATGGTCTGGGAATGGGGAGGTGATGGTGAAACTATTGGAGGGAAATACCCTTATAGAACAACTTTTAAACTTATGTTGTTTGAAAGTTTTATAAACGAAGTCAAAAGGAATACTCCTTTCTGGTCAGAGACATTACCTGTTAGACGTAATTGGGTAACAGGACAACCTCTTTATAACGCTGGCTTCTTGCATGATGATTCTTTACCTTTAGACGATGAACCTTGGCTACACAGATTAACATCAGCTTTCACTCTTACACATGCACCAATAGCTTATTCTGCTATACCATTTGTAGGAGCATTACCAAAAGTAACAGGCAGAACAGGTCACGAAATAACTGCACAACAGGATTATGTAATGAATGAATTGATGAGATTAAGAGGATTTGGAACAAGATATGCACCACCTAGCCCAGAAGACATACAAGCAGGAACAAAACTAACAACAGAAGGATACGATCAATACCTTAAATATCTTTCCCAATCTCCTGATCCATTATCCAAAATGACTTTATCTCAGGAATTGTTTAAGATAATGAACTCTAAAAAATATCAAAACCAACCCAGAGAGGCAGAAGGTGATGAATTGACAAGATCAGCAAGAGCAGAAATGCTACGGCCTGTATTTAGCAAGTTTAGAAAGAATGCTAAATGGCTATTTATTAATGATCCTAACAATCCTTATGTACTAGAAGTACTACCAACAAGAGCAACTCAGGTACTAAAAGAGCTAGATAGAGACTTTGCTGTTAAGTTCGGATCAAAGCAAACTCCACCAGGAGATATAAAAGCAGGTTCCAAAAAGAGGGTTAGTGCGACAGAATATATACAATCAGTACAATGACCAGTAAACGGAAGCCATGAGTTACACAGCATCGTACATAGTCAATTCAAATTCAGCACAGAACACTACTGACTTTACGTTCACCTTCCCTTATATAAAGGAAGAGCACATTGAGGTTTACCTTGATTACAGCAAGATCACTCAAGGGACAGGATCAGCCCAGTACCAAGTAATAACTAACGTATCTCCTAAACTTATACGACTTAATACAGGTATAGCGTCAGCAAACTTAAGAGTAGAAGTAAGAAGAAACTCATCACTTGGTTCACCTCTTGTCGATTATGCAGATGGTTCAACCCTTACTGCTAATGACTTAGATACAAGTGCATTACAGAGTTTATATATTGACCAAGAGCTAAAAGATAACCAAGGTAAAACAGTCAGCGTTGATGAAGATACAGGTCTTCCTTCAATGGGAGAATCTAGTGCTGGTAATTTAAGACTGACTAAAGTTGCAGATCCAACAGCAGCACAGGATGCAGCAACTAAGAACTATGTAGATACAAAAGATGCACTACAAGTCACGAAAGCCGGTGACTCAATGACAGGTGCCTTGGCAATGGGTACAAATAAAGTTACAGGAGTAGGAGACCCAACAGCAGCACAAGATGTAGCAACAAAAAACTATGTAGACACAAAAGTCTTTAGTAGCGGGCAATTATCAAACGTCGTTGTTACAACTACAAATATTACAGATGGAACAATCGTTGCAGGAGATTTAGCAACAGGAACTTTAGATGGTCGCTACTACACAGAAACAGAGTTAGATGCAGGTCAACTAGACAACAGGTATTACACAGAAACAGAACTAAACGCTGGTCAATTAGATAACAGATATTTTACAGAAACTGAATTAACAGGAGGCGCTTTAGACGGAAGGTATTTTACAGAAACTGAAGCAGATGCTCGTTATTTCAATATTAGTAGCGGAGAGACTATTAAAGATGGTGATGCCTTCCCAGATAACGACACAACAATTGCAACTACAGCAGCTATCAATGACAGGATTATTGATCTAGTTGATGACGTTGGTGGTTTTGTTCCTATAGCAAATGAAACATCCTTCCCCACTGCAAACCCTGATGTAAATAACGGAACTGGAACTTTAGTCAGCATCAAGGAATTTGCTTCTTCTCATACCCCTTCTGGTGGAACTGTAACTATTGCTAATGGTGCAGGTTCAGGTAATACAGTAACAATTACAGGATGTGGATCAACAGTTTTAACTGCTGGTTTTGGTGGAATTGTCGAGACAACATCAACACTTCACACCTATACATTCCATCGTTTATCTCCTAAAGCAACAGAAGTAACTACGGTTGCTGGTATCTCAGGAAATATAACTACAGTTGCTGGCATCGCTGCAAATGTAACTACTGTCGCTGGTATTTCAGCCAACGTAACTACGGTTGCTGGTAACAATACAAATGTCACCAACGTCGGAGGATCAATAGCAAATGTAAATACTGTCGCTACAAATCTTAGTGGAGTTAATAATTTTGCAGATAGATACCGTGTTGCAAGTAGTGCCCCAGGAAGTAATAACGATGAAGGAGATCTTTACTTTGATACAACTTCAAATGAATTAA